TGAGCTTCGTCTTTGTATTTTAGATCAGCTGCGTATCCGGTGGCGTGTACTGAAAGCCCAGCATTGTTTCGCATTGGTCTGTTGGCGTAGGTGCCTAGTGAGGTCATGCCCCAGCGTTTGCCACAAAGTTCTACAAGTTTTGCAGTGACTGGCTTTGTTCCTTTGCCATCCCATGCTGGGTAGTAAGGGTAAACACGGCTCATGGTGCTGGTGGGTCTTTCGGTTTGTCTTTAAGGCCGTTGCCTGCTAATACTCCCAAGAGCCCACCTGTCAATGTGGCGAGCATTGGTGAAAGTACAGACCAAGCCGCATCGTCATTGGGCGAGACATCGAGCGGCTGGGTCACGAATAAAAGTCCGAATAGCAGAGCCAAGATAGAAGCAAGGAATGCAATGGTTAATCCGATTGCCACAACAAGAATTAGTCGTGCTTTTATTTGTTCGTTGCTAAGTCTGTTTTCGGGTTTCATACGCACTTTCCGCCTGTCCCGTATGCCGGGGCTGCTGTTGTTGGGGTGATTGTTTCGGTTACTCCGCGTAGTGCTTTGTTTTTGGTTGGTGGGCAGTTGAGGCGTTCACGGTCTGCGCAAGCGGTGAGCGATGCACAAATAACCAATAAAATCAGGCTTTTACGCATCATGTTGAACCAAGATCTTCGATAACAAGTTGCGCAATTGTATCTGCTGCGCGGTAACAGTTGACCGACCCGCCGCCAATTGGCGCAAAGGTTGCGACGAACACGGTTGATCCAGCGGTCAAAGTTTTAACAATGGTGGTGAATCCAGTGTTGTTACCACCCGTTACGGTGTTTAATAATCGCATTTCCGTTAGTTGTTGAATTGCGCCGCTGATGTTAGTTAAACGAATACGCAAGGCAACTTGGTTTACTGTGCCAGAAACATACTGCAAAACTGGTTCGTAATAACTAATTCGATAGTAACGGTTAGCAACTGCCGTGAACGATGGTGAAGTCACAGCAACCGTTTCTACTGCCACGATTCCAGAAGCGGTTGTGTTGTTTGTGGCGCTGACCAGCCCACGTGGAAAGTTGTTTTGCTGTGTAGCAGTCAGGATTTGCCCTGCTGTGAAGTCTGTGTTTAGTGCCATGTTGTGTCTCCTTTAGAAACTTAAAAGGTTAGTAGTGCTAAGAGTACCGAAAATGGCATCGTCAAGGGTGAAATAGGCGTTGCCGTCTGTGGACTCAAAAGTGTACGAAACAATATGAGAGCCGGGTGTGATGTTATGGTTAATGCCAGACACAATTAGCGTCTGTGTCTCTGTGGCTGGGCTACCTACCACAAAGTTTTTAACGACAGTGGCAATACTGGTCATATCAAGGTTCAGCACAATGTTCTGGTCAGTAGCGGATAGCGCTGACATCTCAGTAGATAGCCCTGTAAACCTGAGCACTGGGTTCTGGTACTTACCTAGCAGATAGTTACCTAGGCCAGCCACCTCAGCCACAGTGCTGTTAAGCAGATTAGTCAATGAGTACTGCTGGGCTTGATAGAGCGCAATGCTGGCCGCGTTGCTAGTTGTCTGTATGGCCCCAGCGTCAGATTTTGTCGTTATGTAGTTATACAAAAGCTCGTCACCGAACTGGTTAATAAGCGACTGGTACCGAATGCCTGTGCCGTCAGTGTTAAAAGTAGCGCCAGCCACCGGGTTAAGAACACTAGACCTACCCTTAAATGTCAGCGTGCCGTTAGCGCTCATAAACAAATAGCCCTGCTCGCTGGTGTTTACAAGCTGCAAATAGTTAAGGCAGTTTGTGTCTTGGCTAATAGCAAAAGCACCAAGGGTGGATGAGCCTGTGTCAATAGATCGAGCGCCTTGGTAGTTAATTTCTGCAAGGTCTAGCACTGCGTTAATGCGTGCACCTGTGGCCTGTGCTGATGGGGTTACAGCGTTGAGTGATTGGTTGGCAAGCACTGTGAAATTGTCAGAACATGACGCGTACATCATGTCTTGGTTGCTGATGTCGTAGTCGAGGTTCCAGTCAGTAATTAAACCTGTGTAAATCGGTATGCCATTAGCCAAGATTTGCACCGGGCACCTAGGCAGTACGAACGGGTAGTAAGGGCTTGACGTATTGCTCGGGTTTAGCACTTGACTGGCGTTGTCAAAAGCAATGACAGCTGTGCCAGCGTTGAACTGGTCTAACTGGCGTGAACGACCACGGGTGATGCTGACATTTTCCACAAGGCTGGTCAGATCAACAAAGGTGACACCACCTAAAGTGCCACGGCCTGCCGTGTCTAAAACACCATAAAAGGCATCGTTTAATTGAAAGGGTGTGCCGAAGCCAGTAGTGCTCTGAAAGCCCACCAGCACCTGCATAGTAGGGACACTCATGCTGGGGCAAATACCGTTCCACTACGGCGCTGTGCTTTTTGGATAGCAGCAATAATGTCCTGACCTACTTGGTCTGGTGTGGCAACTAAACCAGCGTTTACTGTGATGTTCATACCCATGCCACCAGCCTTAGACAATGGAATTACAGCCTCGGGGCCTGCCTCGCCTATCAGGGCCAAGGTAGGGCTGGTCACAATGCCACCCGTAGCCATGGCTTTGTAGTCAAGTCCTGCAGGGTTAGCGCCACCAACTGCGCTACCTTCGCCACCTAAACGGCCAAGGCTAATTTGCCCAAGTGAGCCGATGTCTTTGCCGGGCTTAATCAAGTTAATGCCCTTAATAACTACGTTAATCATTGTGATAAAAGCGTTAGCCATAAACTCAAAATTACGCGCCACCTGATTAACGACAGCATTAACTACAGCGCGGAAAGTATCGAACCTTTTGTAAGCCATGACTAGGGCAACACCTAAAGCGACAATGCCAGCCGTGATCAGCACTGCAGGGTTTAACGCCATAGCCGCATTTACCAAAACAATGCTGGCAGCCATCACACCAAAAGCAGCTGCTACAGCCGTAATCAGTGTTGGGTTGTCTTGTGCCCACGTGGCGAACGATTGCAGGACTGGTAGAGCCTTTTCTAGTATCGGCAACAGTGCAGCGCCCACACCTTCTTTAGCCTCACCAAGAGCAACGCCTAAACGCTTCATCGAGCCTGCAGCAGTGTTAGCAGAATCAGTAGCGGCACCACCAAAAGTGACAGCCATCTCGGCCATAACTTCTTCCATGCTTGCGCCGTCTTTAATCATCTGGCGTAGCTCTGGTGACAGTTTTGCTAGGGCAGTCATATTGCCCCCATATGCCCGTTCCATAGCCTTAGTGACAGTTTCGAGGCTGACGCCCTTGGCCGCGGCTATGTCCATACTTAAATTGGCGGCCTTTTGGGCTTCCTCAATGTCCATTGTGGCACGTACCAGCCCAGCCATTGCCGGGCGTAGTTCGTCATCTGTTACGCCTTTTAATTTGCCCTGAGCAGTTATGTAGGACTCAACACCAGCAATCTGTGCATCAGTGGCTGCAGTCGTTTTCTGTAGCTGACGCGCCAGCATGGCTTGTGCCTGCTCATCTTCCATAGCACCTTTAACAGCATCACCAAGGCCAGCGACTAAACCACCAAGCGCTACTGCTGCGTATTTGTTTGCCTTGCCAAGTGCGTACTTAGCCTTAGCTTGCGCGCCTTCTAAATCCTTAAAGCCCTTCTCGGCTTCCTTCAATCCCTTTGGGTTGAATTGCGTAACGATTGGTAGGTAGATAGCCATTAGCCAGATGTCCTTGCTTTTAGTGCGCGGTTAGCGTCAGCGATTACTTCATCCACGGCTTTCATAATGTCAGCGGTGCCTTGCTCTGCAATAAATGCACGTGAGCGCCACAAGCCGCGCTGGGGCCTGCCAAAAGTGTTAGTTAGCAAATCAGAAAATTGGCTGTTGTTTTTTGTGCCTGCCTGGCTAAACATTGCGCCAGCTGCGCTTTTTTGCACCAGCGTTACTAATGGTGTTACACCTGATCGAGCGCGACCACCCACCATGATTTGCACACCTTTGTCCACAGCAGTTTTGTTGTAGCCAAGTCTGCCTTTGTTGCCCCAACCACGAATCATGCTCACGCCAATCTCTGATGGGAACTGCTTGCGGCCTTCCTCAAGCATTGCCGGACTACTAGCTTTAATTTTGGCGGCAGCCTTAAAGCGCGCTGACTTGTCTAACTTGCTGAGCTCTGACAGTGCCTGTTTCAGGCCTGTAATTTCGGCGCTTGTTTCTAGGCTCATGCTTTGCGGCTTTCGTTTAACAGCTTAATCGTGGTGTTCAGATCAGCAATATCAAACTCTACAGCAGGTGGCCACCAGCCTGTGGCTACTAAGAGACTTGCTAGGGAATGGCGGTAGGTTCCGCTTGGGTAGGGTTTGCCGGATCATTATCTACCACTTCCAAAGTCACTAACCGTTTAATGAAGTCATCAAGCACGACTGGCACCATGATGCCAGCCACTTTAGATGACTCGTAAGCCATGAAAGCCAAGTCCTCAATGCTTATGCCTTGCTCACCGATAGTGCTTGACTTGCGCTTGTATTTGCGTTCCCATTGCACGATGACAAAGAGGCTGGTGGTGACTTCGTACGGGCCTTCGCCAGTATCCACCTTGAGAGTAAGTTTCATGTCGGGTTCCTTTGGTTATGGGGGTGTGATATCTCGCGCGTAGGTGCCGCCAATAAATGACGCGGTAATCATTGACAGTTCACCAACAGAGCCAGTGATAGGTGTGAAGTCCACAAGCTGCATATTGATAATTGTGTACTCAGGGTTTGACGTGCCTTCTGTAGTGCCTGCTGGCGAAATTACTAACTGTGTAGTACCTGTGCCCAAGTTGGCAAACAACGTGGCTTCAACTTCGCCTGTGCCATAGGAAAGATACATTTCTAGCTCTACCGATACGGTCTGCAGGCCCGGCACAAAGCGATGGCCAGTATCGCCAAAGGCTGTGCTTTCAAGACTGTCCACGCCAAGTGTGATAGTGGCGCTACGGCACTGGTCGGTCAAATCGACAGCTACACCACCAGTAGTGGGGGCAAGGTTTACGGTTGGGTTAGTGAGATATGTACTTGTAGGCATCGTTAATTCTCCTGTGTAAAACGGTGCCGGGTGCCGTACTTGTTATTAGTTCTAGCAGATAATACTAGTCCGTTGGCGTATGTCATGATTTCTGTGCCTGCATAGCCATCTGTAGATCGTAAGCAGGATAGGTAGCGCCACCAATTTCTAGTGATGACGGCTGGCCTGCCATGATGACAACGCTTGAGCCGAGGACTGTGGCCACGATGCTAAGGATGTTTTCGAGCACATTTTGGGCTGCGGTGCCACTGCCAATGACACGCACTGGGATGGTCACGCGCACAATGTTGCCACCACCAGCGATTGTCTCAAAACTAGGCGCATCAAGAAAGACACAGTTAGGGACAATCTTTGTGGGATCACTGACACAACGGATGCCTGTTACTGCCGTAAGTGTGGCCTTGAGGTCTTGCATAGCCTCATTCAGAAGCCCTGTGGCAGGCATTAAGCCACCTGTGGGCGGTCTATGCCCAAGAGCTGTTTAATCATCGGTGTCATGGCACTGACGGGCGCTGAGCCCATACCGTCAAACGTGGCAAAAGTGTCTTGGACTGAGCCTCGCGCGCGCCACAATGCAGCTGCATACATAAGCGTACCCAGCGTGCAATCGTGGCCCGGGCTTGTGGTCAGACTATCAAAATAGCCAGACTCCTGCCTGCGCCGATAAGCAAAGTCGTTGGCAGCGTTTCGGGCCTGCGTAGCAAGCGTGTAGTCATCGCTCGGGTTAGTGATATCCACCCCAAGATATGTCACCACCTGCGCAATGCTTACCCATGTGCAATCCTGCGTGTAAGTGATAGTGCCAGCCGATGCAATGCGGCCAACATCAGCACCAGTACAAGCAAAGAGCACCTGATTAGGGATGCTGACATTGCTATTGAATAACAGATCGCCTTCTGTGTCTATGCCAATGTACTCATACTTGGGCATGGCATAGACCACAAAGGTGCCGTTAAAGGGTGCGCCAACACTTGTGACAGTGATGGATTGCCCCACCTCTATTTCAGTATCGGTCAGTGTTTGTAGCACTGCATAGTTGTCTAGCAGTTGCTTAAAAGTGACTGTGTATGTAGCCATGGCGGCTAACCGCCCTTCAGAATTAAATTAGCGCAATTGATTGGACTTGTGTCGAGTCCGCAATAAAGGTGGACACGTAACCGTAGTCTC